AAGATAAGCTACGAGCAACTGGAGGTGATGTTACTTTTTGTTCTAATTGTTCTTTTTTATTATTGTTATTTTGAGTAGTTTCTTCTGCAGCTGCAGCTAAGAAAGCAAGTTCATTTCTTTTTTCTATTTCTTTATTTTGTAATTCTTGAGCATACTTTTCATCTTCTTTAATTTGTTTTATATTTTCTTTTCGTTTTGAATGATCAGTAAATCCACCTGTGTCTTCGGTATTTTCACTTGTGTCTTCGGTATTTTCACTTGTGTTTTCGGTATATTCAATTACAAATCCAATTGCGCTGCCACCGCCTTCTCGATTAGACTCAATTGATGAATCTACTGAACTGTACTCTGCAGCCCAATCTTGTTCAGATGCTTTTAATTCTGTCTTTTTTATTTCTGTCTCTTCTAATACTGCAAACATATTTGCATTAGTATTGCTACTAGTAACCGTATTTTTGCTATTAGTAGCCTTAGTAGCCTTAGTGCTAATAGCAGCTGCCTTTTTGAACATGTTTTACTTAAAACTGCTTACAATACTCGACTTAATAATATATTTAATGTGTATCATTTCTTAACCAATAGGTTGCATAATATAAAAATTTCAATTTTTTCTATTCATCAAACATGTCTAATAAAGAAATATCATAATGTTTATCTATTTTGTCTTTTTTACAAGTTAAATCTAATGGTACAATACCAGTAATAGTATCTCTTTTTAAGTTACTCCATCTATTATCATCCATTAATTGATAAGTAACATTATTTTTAGATTTGCTATTTTTTTTAATAATTAGTCCATATTGTGCATTAATTATGCTATTAACATATTTTAATTTATCTTTAAAGTCCATATCAGTCAATACTCTATTATATTGTTTCAAATTAAATTTAAATGCTATTTCTTTTTTATACTGTTCTGCATAATTTATACAATCTGTTAATTTTGTTTCTAATTCTATTAAATCGATTGTAATTGTTTGATTATTAATATCAAAACCACATAATTTAATAATATTCGTTGCATACCAATGATTTGTCCAAATATTTTTAGTCGTAAAATCTAAATAACAATTGCTTATCCACTTATCCGCTAAAATATTTTCTTTCATTATTTCTAGTTTTTCTTCAGTTGTCTGTTCAACACTATTCATTATATTAACTAAATTAAAATACCATTTCATTTTATCTCTTGTATTATATTCTTCCACTAAATCATTCGTTAATTCACCATTTAATGCACCATTTAATGCACTATTTAATTCACTATTTAATTCACTGCTTGATTCTGTATTATTTGAATTAATATTATAACACTTTCTAAAATTATATCTTTGAATGCAATGTATATCTTTTTCTTCTAAATATTCGTCTTTTTGCTTAATTAATGATATATATTCTTCCTTTGTAATATCTTTTGCCTCTAATATTCCATTTATATTAACCTCTTTCTCTTTATTTTCTCTAGTATTCTTAATTTCTTTCATTGAATCAATTATTTCCTTGTTTGATTCTTCATATTCTAAAAATGAAAAATTATATTTTTTAAATTTTGCATATCCATAAAATGTTGCCGAAAAATTTAATTTATTTTCTATACTTTCCCATGAATTTCTTACAAATAAATCATAATTTGGATCATTTTTATATGGATATATTAATACTCTGTCTATACTTGTTTTTTCTTCCTCACCATCCATTATCGTATTCACTATTTTTTCTACTTTCTTACAAACAATATTATTATGCAACTCATAATGTGTTAAATAATAATCTGAACATAATATCTGCTCTATATCTTCATACTTTAATGTATCATCTGTTATACAATATTCTTTATATAATGACATTGCAATATAAATACTCTTATTTTTTGGTTCTCTTACTCGATGTAACATCTGACAAAATTCTTGAGCACCTAATGAATTTTCACAACCATATCCATAAATAGAATCAAAATAATTTGGAATATCAAATGATACACCCATACATACCGATGGGGTATATATCACAATATCATATTCCTGCCATGTTTTATTAACATTTAATAAATTATTTGTCTTTTCCAAGTCATCAGTTTCTTTATGAATTAATAATACCTTTTTTTCCGGAAAATCTAGCTCAATTTTAGTTTTTAAATCTTTTGCCTTATTGTTCGATGCCATCGGAATAACAACCTTTTCATTTCTATCTATTGCCTCCAATACTTTTTTTATCCAATCATTATATCTCAAACTTATTATGTTATACTCACTAAATGGCATATAGTTATTAATTATTAATTTACAATCCTTATCACTTATATTCAATATATTTTTATAATAATTCATACATCTATCTGATAAATCTGCATCCATTATAATTACTTTGTCTGCATCTGTTACTCGCATCTCTAAATGAGAAATTATAATATTTGATTTTGGATTTTTAACAAAATGCGATGAAGTTGTATATCTAGCTAAACTTTCACATTCATCAATTATAACATAATCATACTTATCCTTTGCTAATCTCCCTAACGAATCTAATTGACATATGATTTTATTTGCATATATATCTGAATCTGCTATCTCCGAATATAATCTAAATCCAAATAATTTTAAATCTCCTAATAGTTTTGCTGCAAATGTTCTCCTTGATGAAACAAATAACATTGTTGTATCTGCATTTACTAAATTATTTTTTGAATCAAATAAATATTTAAATAAATTTGACGTTTTGCCAGTTCCTTTTTCTGATTGAATACATAATAATCTAGTATTACATTTTTCAAAGATTTCTTTTTCTAATTTTGGTTGATTTAAAATAATAGTGTTTTCAATATTTTTAATTTCTATTTTTTTTTCTGGATAATCCATTATAATTTGTTGAAAACTTTTTTTAACATTTTTATAAATATTAACATTGCCTTCATCTTTAGCCCATTTTATTAAAGTTCCTACCGATATTTTTGATTTATTTGTTTTAAAAGAATTCCACTTTGTAACCATTTCTGATTCTTTATATTTTTCACTTTTACTACTCCATTTATTCCATAAATCAAAATATGAACTTTCTTCATTAGATATAGAATATAAAATCATACCAACTCTAATCCATTTTTCATAATCATTACAATAATATTCTGGTAATTGATATAAAATTTCTTCAATATTAATATTTGTAATATTATTAACATTGTTTTCTGGTAATATTTTTAACTTTGTTGCAGAAAATTTCATATCCAATTTAGTTATTTCATGTGCATTATCTACATTTGTTATTAATGTCTTTAACCAAAAATTAAATGGTGTACATATTGTATTTAAATCTGTTTCTGTTTTAAGTTTATTAATTGTTAATTCTATAGGTATCAAAATTGATTTTTTACCTGCTTTACAAGAATAACATGTCCTTAAACATGTTAAATTATAAATAGATCCGTCAGAATGAAGAATATCATAATCTTTAGTTAATCTTGTATAAAAATCTTTTGCAACAATATAATTCTGAAATTTTAATCCTCTAAAAATTACATGAAATGAATATTTATCAGTTTTATCTAACATCATATATCTCGAATTTGATTCCAAAACAATAATTTCGCTAATATTATAATCAAAATTATAATATGCTTTAGCCCCTAAACAAACCTTTTTAATATTTTTTTTAACAATACTAATAGCAATATCAAATGATTCAACTCCTTTCATATCCAAATCTAATGAAAATAATATTGGCATATTTGCTGTCCAAAATTCATAAAAATGAGAATCTGTATTAACTATCATTTTATTATAAATTATCTGTGGATCTGTTACGTAAAATCTTTTACCACCTGATCTATTGATATCCTCTTGAAATAACTTTGCAATTTTATCTTTTTGTCTTTCATATTTATTTATTGCATCTACTTTTTTATATAAAGCCATCCTTGTTGTATTTATTATTATGTATTTAAATTGTCATTATTAATAAAAACTTCAATTTTTAATAATAATAATATATATAATTCTTTAACTGATATAAATCTAAATTTAGACGGATTTATTTTTTTTACATAATATATATCTAGCTAAAAAAGAAAAGGGAGCCGCTGGAAATAACAATAAACAAGTACTTACTAAACAAACTAATATTGGCGCCATATATTATAATATTTTAAATTAATTATTACATTGTATCAAAATTTAGTCTAGTTTTAAATGATTATTTAATAAAATTTTTTTTTGTGTCTTTTTAACAAATAATTGAATATATATTACTTAAACATAAATAGAATATATTATTAAATGAGCAATTCAAGTTTAGTAAAAATAAAAGAATCAGAACTACCATGGGTAGAAAAATATAGACCAGATACCGTTGTAAATATTATTTCACATAAAGATATTTTAAATATTTTAAAAAAATTGATAGTAAAAGGTAATTTTCCGCATGTTATTTTTTATGGTCCACCTGGTACTGGTAAAACAACAACTATATTGGCATGTGCTAAACAAATGTATGGAGAATCATATACAAATATGGTTTTAGAATTAAATGGTTCTGATGATAGAGGAATTAATGTTGTTAGAGAACAAATAAAAGATTTTTCTCAAAGTGAAATGTTTAATAATGATATATTTAATATTAATAAAAAAAAACATAAATTAGTTATTTTAGATGAAGCTGATTCAATGACATATGATGCACAATTTGCATTAAGAAGAGTTATAGAATCATATACAGCAACAACCAGATTTTGTTTAATTTGTAATTATTCAACTAAAATTATTCAACCTTTACAATCTAGATGTATTATTTTTAGATTTTCACCAATACCGTTTGAAGATCATTTTAATCATATTAAAAAAATAGTTAAGTTAGAGAAAATGTCAATGGATGATGAAGTTTTAAGAGAAATAATATTATTATCAGAAGGAGATATGAGAAAAAGTTTAAATGTTTTACAATCATTATTTATGACTTGTGGTAGTAATCATATTAATTTAGACATGTTATATATTAATTTAGGATATCCAAAATTATCAGAAAAAAAAGAAATTACAGATAGTATAATAAATAACAATATTGGTGTTGCATATTCTACAATTAAACAGTTAGAGCTTACTAAAAGTTTTTCATTAAATGATATATTAAATCAATTAACTTTGCATGTTATTCAAGATACAACTATTAATTCAATTAAAAAAGCAAAGATAATTAAAAATTTTGCACAGATAGAATATTTTTTAGCAGGTAATATTAATACATCAATTCAATTAGGTGCAATTATTGCAGCTTTAAAATATCCAAATTAATTTAAAATATTGATTTTTAAATTTATTAATATAAATACTAATAAATTTAAAATGAATGAATTAAAAAATAGAATAGAAAAATATTTAAAAAAAGTAAATGATTATTCAAAATATGATTTTTATATTGATGTACATGAATATGTATATATAAATTGTAAAAAATTTAATAAATATGCACAAATTACTGATTTAGCAATAGAGCATAAAAAAATTTTTAATAATAAAGAATATATATTATTAACTCATGCCAAAAATATATATTTAATAAAACAGACTAATGTTAGAAAATATAAAGTATGTGATTTTTTAGAAGCTTTTGGTTTTATTCAAATTATTGATCATTTTGATTATAAATTAATACTATCACAATATGATAATATTAATTTATCAAAACAATATATTTTTACATATACTATATTTAAGTTCTTTGAAAAATATTACTCAAATTATTCATTCCAAGTTGAATACGAATTATTAAAAAAAATAGGTAAAATACAAATTTCAAATAACACAGGTCCACGTTTAGACATATGCATTGAAGAATTATTACTTGCTATTGAATTTGATGAAGATCAACATGATGATTTTGATAATATGGATTTAGATATATCCAGAGAACAAATTATTAAAGCATGTGGTTATACTGTTATTAGATGTAAACAATCAATGCTAATACCTGATTTTATTAAAAATTTACTAATTCCATTAATAAATGAATTAGAATTAGTAATGGATGAAGATAAAATTGAAGATAGAATAATAAAAGATTTAATTATTCATAATTGTGGTTCTGAAGATAAAATTAAATTATTAATAAGTGAACAAATTATGGATATTAAAGAAAAAAAATCTAATCAAAATATTCAAATTGGATATCAAATAAGAAATTTATCTCTTAATAAAAATATATTTGATTGGTTAGATATTACAGTTGATGATTCTGATAGAAATTTTATTATTGAACTTTTTGATGATATTGAAGCTCCAATATTAAGAATTGATGATGACATATTGTTGTCACCAAAAGCATTTGAGGAAATTATTAGTTATCTTAATCCATCTAAATATAAAGATATTATATTAATTCGAAAATATATGACAAATATTAAAGATAGATTACTTGAATATACTATAAATTCAAATATTAAAATTAAAGAACTTCGAACATGCCAAAAAGATGCAATTCCTGATTTAGTTAATTATCATTATATAAGAGGTAAAAAAGATACATCTGCTAAAATTAAAGAATGTGAAAATACTAATAAAAAATTAGAAAAAAATCTATTAATTATAAATGAATTTTTAGATTATAAATATCCAGAATTTAAAACAAAAAATAAAAATAAAGTTGTTAAAAGTAATAATTTTATTTTAGAAATAGGTAAACCAGTATTAGAAGAAATTCCAGAATTAATATTTACTAACAATTACGATGATTTTATTTTTAAAGATGATATAAAACCACTATTAATAATATTGTCTAGACAAAATAAAAATATCAACTCGTTTAAAAAATCTATTAATATATTAGAAACAAGACTTGATCAAAGTAATACAACTATACTGTATGAAAATATTCTTTTAAGATGTAATTGGATTTGGAAAATAAAAATAAAAGAAATTAGCAATATAGTTATGCAACATAATTTTAATATTGATTCTGATGATAACGACGAATTTTAATCTAAATCTTTTCTTGTATAAGTTATAAATGGATTTGATTCAATAGTTCCATTTAATAATTTTTTTATTAATAATTTATAATCACCTTTCTTTAATTTGTATATTTCTAATTCTTTTTCAGTAAAATTAATAGAATTAATTTTTATATCTGATATTTTTTTTGATATTTTATTATTAACTATTTTTTGAATTGTACATTTCATAGTCAATGGTCCAACTAGATAATCTTTTAATTTAATATTATATAAAATTATTGCAATATTGTTTGAATCTTTTATTTTATTCAAGTTATTTGTAATTATTTCTTCTATTTCATTTTTTGTTTTTGAAGTACCAATTAATTCTATTTTTGAATCTTTAATATTATATGCTTGATATTTAGAATCTGAAAATTTTTCTTTTAATTCATCTAAATAAGTTTTAATTTCATTTTTCATTATAATATATTACATTAAAATATTTTTCTTTAACAATTATAATGTTTACAAAAGAATTTTTTGATGAATCTATACATACTAATAATAAATTACTAATCGTTAATAATGATGAAAATGATAATCTTTTTAAAAATTTTTTAAAAGCATATTTATCTAAAAAAAAAGGCATTATTGGTTTTGATTTAGAATTTAATACGCCTCCTAAATCTTCTAATGAAAGAAAAATTGCATTATTTCAAATATGTTTTTTTTTAAATAATTTAAATTTAATTGTTTTTTATTTACCAGAATTTGCTTCTGATGAAACCAATATACTTTTTAGAAGAGTTTTGACATCTAAAAATATATCAAAAATTGGTCATGGTACTGATTCGTTAGATATTCCAGCAATATATAAATTACTAAATGATGGAAAATCATGTATTAAATTTACTAATAAATTATATGATACACGATTTTTATGTGAATATATTAATATATTATTAGGAACAACACATTGTAATATTTATCATTTATTACAAGAATATGCTGTTATTACTGTTGAACAATATAATTTTTTAAAAATTAATGAAGAAAAATTAGGTGATTTTTGGATGAAGATAATTGACATAAATAATTTATCAGATGAATTAATTGATTATTCTATGTATGATGCACTATATCTTAAAAAATTATGCTATAATATGAAAAATTTTATTAATAGTCATAATTTTAACTTTGAATTAATTACTAAATTTACTAGATTAGTTTTTTTACTAAAAAGAGATATTATTCATTTACCAGATGTATCTGAATACAATATTAATTTTATGCAAAATAAAAAAAAATTATTTGAAATTTTTGCAAACATGTACAATAATTTTCTTTCAAAACTAAATAAATCTGTTTCTGCAATATTTCAAATATCTTATTTTAAAAATACACTTAAAAAAATTTTGCAAATAGTTTGTTATAAAAAAATTATTAATAATAACAATGTTTATAAATCTAAAGATATTGTCATTAACCCCGAAAAAATTAATAAAGTTTATAATGATTTTTTTAAATCAATTAAAAAATATAAAAAATTAATTTCTATCTTTGAAAAGATATAAAAATAATAAATATCATAATATTTATTATTTTTTCACTTATTATAATTAACAAAACAAATAATGTTATTTTTGTTTATATTTTTATAAACATGTTTTGTTAATTATATTTTTAATTTAAATTTTGATATAATTTTGATATAATTTTGAAAAAAAATATTTTTTCTACGAGGTGTTCAAAAAAAAATCTCTCTCCAAGTTGGGAGGAGGAGGAGGTGAAAAATGCGTTTTTTTATGTCCCAGATGGATTTTTTCATTTTTTTTATTTTTTTTAAGATTTAAAAGTATCTGGGACATAAAAATCACGATTTTTTAAATTATAAAATAAAAAAAGTCCCAGATATAAAATTTTTACATTT